ACCAGAGACCCAAGCGTTACCAGAGTGGTATAGATTATCTTCTTTTTCTACATATCCACCTAAATCGCCTTTCTTAACAGTCCCAAAACTAATTAACGCCTTAACTCTAAATAGCGTGACACCGAAAACATCGATTGTGTCGTCGATAAGCAACTCATATTTTTTCATTTTCTTTCTCCCTTTGTTTATTTAATTAATTCTGGATTTTCGTAGATGTTGCCGACGACCTCTAATGATATGTGGTCGGCCAAGCCGTTGAAGAATAGCGCTCTTGGTTCGTTGTGTTCTATATCGATTCCAAACATGGCCCAATTATCAAAATATCTGATAACTCCTTTACTGTCAGCAGATGGAACTTTGGTATTTTGATATTGAACTATATCCCCCTCAAAAATCTCCTTGCCATTTTTGTCTTTGAGGCCTGTTGATTGCATGAGTTCAACTTCGTTCGCTAAGCGTTGAAAAGTGATACCATCGCCAATGAACTCAAATTTACCACGGTCCCAATGAATTTCATCGACATCAATCATTTCTTTCTCTTTTTTGAGCCAAGCCCTAAAATTCGGTATCATTTCAAATCCTCCTCTTTCACAAACACACCATCAACCATTTTCCCTTTGCGATCCTTGATTTCGTTCCATGCCAATCCAAGGCAGGCTTCAAGTGTTGTGCCGTATCTGATGCTGATAATTTGCAAATAGCGGTTAATCTCCTGAATGTTCCTCTTGTTGGTTCGAGGTCCAAAGTTTCCGGATAGATCGCCGATTGAAATTGCGATGTCGCATAGCAGCGTAGTCATGCCATGAGGAGAGGTCGGTTCCTCCACATACAAGCTTCCTAGCTCAATTCCACTCTGCTGACAGTAGATGATTTCCACGACCAGCATGTCGCCAATGCTGTCCTTGACTTGCTCAATATTGCCTTTTAGGTGTCCTTGGACAAGCTCCCCAAACTCCTCATAGAGCTTCAATAGCTGCTTACGATTATCTGCCTTATCCAATCCACGGTCTTTTGACCACTGCTGCACATTTTCGATTAATTCTTTCAATTCCATCACTTTCTCCTTTTCGTCCGTTTCAAATTCCAAATTTCACGCTTAAGGCGTTTATTTTCTTTACTGAGTGCCAAGATTTTATCTTGCTGCTCGTTGATAACTTCGCCCAACTCGTGGCCGAGGTGAATATACTCAGAGCGCCATCTATCAATTTCATCTAAAAGCTCTTGCTCCATAGCTTATACCTCTAAGTATTCAAACGCTGGCGTGATAGCTTTTCTAGCCATTGCCAAGGCGTCCATTTCTGCTTGTCGTTGTTCTGCATGATACAAGCGCATATCTTCTTCATACTGTGCTACTAGCTCAGCTTCCAAGCGTGCCAAGCGCTCTTTCTTCGCACGTTTGCGTGCATCCATCCGGTTGCCGTACCAACCGGCAACAAATGCGATGGTTGCAATCAAAGCAACGCCTAAAAGTTGACTTCCTAATGTTGGTTCCATTGTCAATCTCCTATTTTAATTTTTTTATTTCCTCTAATATTTTTTTAAGTTCTTTTTTTCCATCGATACATCCAATTACATCGTCTGTTATTGGTGTTAAGTACGTTAAATTCCATTTGTTTTTGTCATTTTTTTCTAAAACGGCTAACTCTAATCCATATGAATGCTCATTGTTAATAACACTTGCACCATATCCATTTTCAAAATGATATTCGTGTCGCTCAAATGCCCCAAATGATTTATTGTCTTTGATAAATTCCAAGCACTCAATATCGATTTTGGGGATTTCATATTTTGAAACTGTACTTTGTTCCATTGTGTTATTCCTCCTATTTTGCAAGCGTTCTGCAGAAGCGTTGTGCGTCTTCCAGGTCGTATAGATACTTACCGCCTTTTGTCCGCTGCATGCTTCTGAATTTGCCTTGGTCTCGCCATTTTTCAAGATTAGTTCTGCCCCAACCTGTGGCATCTTGCAATTCCTTGATATTTACCCAAGTTATTTGCTTTGACACTTGCCTTTTAGCTTCTGCCATCGCTTGCTTGTTAAGTTCTACTAATTCAGCAAAAAGCTTTGATTTAAAATCTTCTCCGAAAAGCTCAAGCGGCATAATCTCCCCTACCTTTCTTCAAAGACGGTCCAGCTATCAGAGATAGACAGCTTTTTAGTGATCTCAAGCTTCAGACTATCACTTCCATGCCCTTCTTTGAGCAGTCGATTGATTGCAGCCGGTGTGACGCCGATGACTGTCGCAAGGTCTGATTGACTCCAGCCTTTTTCGTTGAGTCGCTGCTTTACCAGTTCGATCCATTTCTTGTGTTGTTGGCTCATATTCCCTCCTTAATTGAATAGTGATACTTGCTGATTTGCGTTGAAAATTTCATCTTTCAGCTCTGGACTGATAGACCAGCGACGAATGAATGACACCGCATCATGAAAGTTCTTAGCTGGAATTTCACGACGACGAACTCCAAAGTGTTTACGGATTGCATGATTAATGTCAGAGTATGCCTTGCCACGGATATGATTATTACGATAGGCAGGCGTTTGCTTGCCTTGCAGGAAACCAACGATTTTCTTGTTGACTTCTTCCGTCAGCATGTTTTCTTGTACTGCATTCACCCGCATGGTGTCTTCAAGATTAGTAATGCGGTGCTCGTGATTTTCAATGCTGTCTAGCATTTTCCGCATTACGCTGATTTCTGATAGTGATTGTTCGCTGCTTGCGCTTTTTCCAATAATTTCGTTTGTCATATGATTTCTCCCTCTAATACTTCTGTTTCTTTGAGCATACTTCCCATATCTTCAGCAAGTCTGCTGATTGCTTTTTGCAACTGTTCAAATTCGTTTCTGACTTTACTGTCAGAGTGTAATATCCGTTGTTCGTCCACATAGACCAGACCGCCCATGCTTACGACCATTTCGTTACCCTTTCGGATAAACGATAGCAAGTTCTTATAACTGCCGATTTTGGCTTGTGCTTCGCTTAGCTGGCCTTGCGACTGCTTGATAGCTTCCGTCAGCTCGTCATACTTAGCGGACTTTTCATCAACTGCCTTGCGTTCTTCTACAAGCTTGTTATATTGCTCCTCGATGAACTCTGCTCGGTCGTTCAAGTCGTCGTATTCTCGTTTGAGCTGGCTATTTTTCTCTAGCAGCGTAGCATTTAGCGACTTGGTAGCGTCGTAATCTGCTGGTGCGACTTCGATTTCTTTGACGATTTCCTTTTCAATCGTCTTGGTTTCAAGACCTTTCAAGGCTTGTTCTGCCAAGCGTTCGTTTTGCTCTCGCAAGCTGTCGTTTGCGCTTCGTGCGAGGTTGAGTTGGCGCTTGACTTCTTGCAGCTCTCTGACTGTTGGATTGTCGCCTTGCTCAATCCGTTCAATCTGTTCTTGCCTGTTTTCCTCTGGCAAGGTGGCGATAAGATAAAGTGCATTTATTCCTAAATTCTGTGACGTCACAGAATTTGGAATTTCTTTCGCTACTTTCATGAATTGATTAGCGACTGTCTGGCTAAAATCTATTTTCTCTAACCATTTCATAAACTCGCCATGAGCCAAGTCATGCTCCTTAACATGATTAAGCCGTCTGCCGATTTCCCAAATTGATTGACCGGCAAGTTGCTTGTGGTGATTGATTTCTAGCTCAATCTGCGCTAAATTATCAGATAATGCTATTTCTTGCATTTACTTTTCCTTTCTCCTGTGATATAATTAAGCAAATAGTTTTTAGAAGCCCAATCGCTTCGCTAGTGCCTTGTCCGACTCTATCTCGGCAAGGCTTATTTTTTTAGCACGGTAGCGGTTTACTTGCTTCCACTTCCAGAACTTGCGAAAGCCCTCATAGTCTACAAACATAAGCTTGTGCGTTGGGTTGAAGACATATTGCTCAAATTCTGGATTTTCTCGCATTTCTTTGACAAATTGCTTTGCCGTCGGAAGTGTCAGCCCTTGCCACCTTTGCATTAGATGATCATAATCTCCGCCTGTCGGTTCTTCCGTTCCGTCGGCTGGCGTGTAGATGATTTCTTTTATCTTTACCTGTGGCATGGCTTCTCCTTTCTACCTCATCAAGTACTCCTGATTAAGGAACTTGTTGATAAAATACTGTTGACCCTTGCCGGTGACCTTGCTTGTCTTGTTGATACTGATATGGCCGTCTGCGTGCTGGATGTTGGTTTCTTTGATTTCAAATAAGCCTAATTCCATTGACTTTTGCGTAGGCATGTTCCAACTTGCTCCACGTTTCTTGATAAGATAACCATTGTCACGTAGCCAGCTAAACAAGCGATTTGCTCCAATCTTGAAACCATTCTGACTGATGAGCTTGGCTAGGTCTCCGACTAGTATAGATGTATGGCTTGCGCTTACCGCATCCGCAAAGAGTACCTTTGGCTTGTCAGCCTCAATCTGAGCTTCTAGCTTGTGTACTTTCTGATCAGCCATGAGTAAGGCTCTTGCCATGATTTTCTCAGGGCTGTTAAAATCTTTCTCTACTTGTATAAAGTATTGACGGACTTTCTTGCCCCGTGCGGTTCTCTGAATCATGGCAATTTCTTTGGCCATGTCTAACTTGATGACGTGGTCAACTTTGTTGTGTCCACCTCGTCCTGTTTGGTTTCCAAAATTGGAAAGCAAAATGTAATCCTGATTTTCTGTAAAACCATAATCAGTCATACGGTCAAACCATGTAGTGTAGTTTGAATTAACCCCTAGCGCCTCATGTAGTTGTCTTCCTGAAACTACTGGCTCGTGATTGTCATTAAGTGTAACGTTGATAATTTCGTTCATAATTTTCCTTTCTATCGAATTTTAAAGTCTTCGATCACACGAGCAACAAAACGATGTGCTTGCGGATTTTTTAATTTACCATTCAAGATATTTGTTACGTCTTGACGGGCCATGTTATATTGAACTGCTAATGTTGCCATTGTTAGATTATTCTCTTTTAGATAATCCAATACCTTTTGACGGCCATTGTCCATGTTTGGCATAATTCTCTTTTCTCCTTTCTTTTTTATGTTATAATCTCCCTAGAAGGGAGGTGATTAAGTTGGATAACAAAGACATTAAACAAATCCTTGATGAACACGGTATAGATAACTCTGAAAATCTTTCAAAAGCTCTCGCACAAGTTCTGGAAGAATTTTCAAATAGTAACCGAATATCTGAAAGTTCATCAAGTCCTTTGATGGATCCCGATGAAAAGCTTAAACGCATGAACGGGATTGTCGATTAACTTTTTAGCTGCTAGCTTTGCTAGTGGCTTTTTTGAAATAATCAACTGCCAAGTCCTCGGTTACATTCCAAAAGCGGTCATCATAATTGATTTTTTCGATAGCGAGCTGTTGTCGCGTTTCTTTCGCTTCTTTGGAAATCTGACAAAGAGTTTCCCAGTCGTCATCTTTGAATTGCTTTCGTAACTCAAAGAACTGTTTGATTTTGCTTTCTTTCATTCGCAAAACTCCTTTCTTAATTAGAAAGTTAAAGAAATAGTAAATTATTTTGTTATATCGCTTGACAGATTTTACACTAAGGTGTAAAATGTAAGCATAATTAAAAGGCTTGATAAAACAATATATCTATCAATTCAATGCGCTCGCCAAAGCTATTTAATTTTTAGATAAGTTTTTACAAGGTTTTTTACTAAATCTTTAACTTACAAAAACTATTTTACACTAGAGTATTATTTTTGTCAACAGAAAATAACACTTTTTTATAAAATATTTTTTGTCATGCCCAAGAAAGGCTATATGACAATGTTTTCTACGCTTGAAAAAATAAAAGAACTATCCTATAAGCGACACATAAATCTACAAAAAGTCGCCGAAGACTTAGGTTATAGTGTAAATTATTTTTATTCACTAAAAGAAAAAACTTTAAAATCTGACCGTCTTCAAGAAATTGCAGATTATTTTAACGTTAGTACCGACTACTTACTAGGTCGGACAGATAACCCAGCTATCGCAGGAGAAAAAGCTCCAGAGCATGAAATAGAACTTGATGACTTAGACGGCCGCATCATGCTCTTTGACGGCAAGCCCTTGTCAGATGATGACAAGCGAGCCATTAAGGGCATCATAGAGGGCTATCTCAATAGCAAGAAATAAGTTTAGGTGAGGGAGATTATGGATAAAGAAAAAGAACTGTTGGAGCAGTATGAGGTATCACTTTATACTTTCGAGCCTGACCAGTGGTCTGGGCGTGGTTTCTATGACGCAGAGACAAGGACTATTTTCTTGAACAGCTCCTTGTCTTCTGCAGAACGCCACAGAGTATTGCTACACGAATTAGGGCACTTGGAGCATATCGGCTCTATCTATCGTCACTCTGCCATGCGCTGCGAAAATGAAGCTAATCGTTTCATGATCAGCCACCTGGTCCAGGAAGAACTGGCCCGCTATGATGATCCAGCAGCCTTTAATTGGGCGACTTTCGCTAATAAATATAATTTAAAAACCACTGCAGACGAAATCATGATACAAGATGAGTATCTAAAATTCGCTAGTGGGTTTTGAAAGGGGTGAATCATGGGAAAGAATAATCATAAACGAAGATTAACCAACGCTAGAGACATCCTCTTACGAATTGCTGATAATCCACATAATTTAAAATTTCGCTCTCTTCCATCTCATGAAGTTTTGAGAGCAAAAAGTTTTCGCTCTGAAAACAAATCGAAAAGACAAAAATTCATGCGTTATAAACGAGGGACGGTTGTATTTGTTCATTTTGGTATCAATGTTGGATCAGAGTTTTCTAACTCACATTTTGGTATTGTATTAGATAAAGACGACCACCCAAGCCAAGGGAAATTAACAATACTTCCGCTTACATCAAAAAAGGGAAAAAGTAACGTTTCGATTGATAAAGAGATTTTTTCCGGAATTATGAATGATACTGAGAAGCATGTACAGGAAATTCAAAAGCTAATAGGGATTACCTCCGATATCGAATTTCTTCACCATGTATCCCCTCAGCCTCCGGCTTATATTTCACCCACAGAGGAACACGACAATTATTCTTTATGGATAGAGTTTTTTAATAGACACGATCCAGAACATCAACATGTGCCTGCTGAAAATACAATTGTTAGAAAATGGATTCAATCAGATATTGATAAAATAAACCATCTAAAAAAATTGTATGACAACTATAACAAGGTATCTTACGCAAAAATAGACTCAATAACTTCTGTCAGTAAATTAAAAATAGCCAAACCCATTAATGACTTAGACCCAGTCGGAAAGATAAAATTAAGCCAGAAAGTCATGGATAAAATAGACCAAGCTATTGCTAAAAAACTTTTATCTGGCCCATGGAAAAAGCATTGACAAAAACTTATTTTAATGTTACTATAAAGGTGCAATTTTGGTGACGTAGTCATCATTGTGGAATTATTTTGAGTCGAAAGACTCACTGAGGGCACCTGTCTAATAGATAGGTGCCTTGTTTTTTAAACAAAAAATCCCTACATTCTCGGCCGGCAAGCTTGAATGTAGGGAAATCATGTATAAGAAACAACCATTCAAAAGGTCGTTTTCTTGTACTCATTTTACCAAAAATGAGGAGAAAAAACAATGTGGATAGAGAAATTAGAAAACGGAAAATATAAATTTTTCGAAAGATACAAAGATCCATATACAGAGAAATGGCGCAGAGTCTCAGTTACACTAGATAGCGGCTCTAGTAGAGCCAAAAAAGAAGCTCAGAAGACTTTAGATGAAAAGATTGAGAATGTTCTCCAGAAGCTTACGACATCAGACAGGCTGTTTGTCGATGTCCTGGAAGAATGGTGGACATTTTACCAAAAAGAAGTCAGGCGGTCTAGTGTCCGTGCTCGTAAACCAGCATACAAAAGACTATCCAACAACTTTGCGCCTAATGTTCCTATCCGCAATATCGATGTCGCTTATATTAAGAGATATATTGCTAATTCTAACTACACAGCTTCTCAACTAAACCATATCAAAGTTGTCTTAAACGGAGTGTTTGATTATGCTCAAGAGCTAAGGATCATAACTGACAATCCTGCCAGGGCTACTACTCTTCCTAAACGTGTATTGACGTTGGAAAATATGCAATCAGTCACTGAGAAATACCTGGAGCCGGAAGAACTAAATGCACTCTTGAAAGAGTTATATAAAAGCACTAGAACATACAGAGCGGGGCTATTGGCTGAATTTATGTCTTTGAACGGTTGTCGAATTGGTGAAGCTGTAGCTATCGAAAGACACAATTACCGCAGAGAAAGCAGAGAGTTGGACATACACGGTACATTAGATAGCATTGATAGAAACGCTAAGAAAGAACTGACGAAA